GTGTTGCATCATATGAAATACCATTCATCTCATAAGACATACGTGGTAATGCCATTTGAATCTTTTTATCAAGATTTGGATCACCTTGTAGACGCATTACATATAATTCTTTAGTTGCATAATCCAGTGGAACAATAAATCTTTCTTGTTCAGATTCATCTGGATTGTAACGCACCAATGTGATATTATCAAACAAATTGCCAAAAGCAACCGTCAACTTACGAATCATTCTATTATAAGTGGTATTAGACATTATAGACCACCTATAGGATTAGTTTCAGTTGTATCGATAATAGCAGAAGCGGCCGCAGCAGTTAAACTATTGTCATACGGTTCTTTAATTGCAGGTGTTTCTAGTGGGTCATATGTTGATACAATATAACTTGCACCACTTGATTTACCAATAGCCGTACCTCCGTCAGTGAATGTTCCGTATATGTTAGACAATGATAAAGTATTTGTAGATGGAATCCATGATTGCACAGTACCATAAGCATACGCATTTGCATATGTATTGTCTGGTGATTCAAATGCAATTTCTTGTATATGATACGTACCTGAACCAGTTCCTGTAGTTAAATGTAATGTGTAACCAGAATCTGTAACAACAGAATCAATGTCTGAAATACCAGTATTGATAACCTCTTGAGAATACTTGAATTTCTCCAACTCTAACTCATAAAAGTATGGCAGTTTTCTACCCAATTGGAAGAAGTCTTTTGTTTGATTTGTGAATTTGATTTCATACAATTCACCAGTTCCATTAAGAATAGGAATATAAATCAAGTCACCTTCACGTGGTCTTTGGAATGTATTCTGTGGTACTCTTTGGCTAAATGTTCTTTTAGATACAATGACTGAAACTTGGTTGCGAATTTCTAAACCAAATTTAGTAAACATTTCTCTATCACCATTGTACTCTGTGGCATTAGAAAGATACATTTCTAGTGGGAACGCTGTCTTAAAAAATTTAACTGGATCTTCACCATAAAGAAGGTCACGAGCCGCATCGTTATTATTTGGCAAATAGTAAGCATCAAATCCCATAATCTTTATGGATTCTACAATCAAATCTTCAATGATTTTCTGGTCTGGTCTAGACCCATAAAGATTAAAATAATTACTGGTTGCCATTTAGTTCAAGAACCATTCTAATGGTCCACCGTAGTTCTCTATCATGTCTCTTTCTAATCTGGCAATTTCTTCCATAGCCTCATCGTATGTCTCTTTGCCATTCAATGTGACACCACCTGGTAATTGAAGACCACCAAACTTTTTCATGTTTTCTCCCCAACTCCTCTTGATGAGAGCAGTGGCATATTCTTTTAACCAACGGTCATTCCAAACATTTGGATATGTGTCTGGATCAATTGCACCATAACACTCCGCAACTACAACTTGGCCGGCACTAATCTCAAATCCATCACCCCAAGCCCAATCAATGTAAAGTCTTTGCATATTACGTACCCAACGAATAGGAACTTCACCAGTGAACTGGAGTTCCAAAGAACGTAAGTGTTGTTGAGTCAATGTGTAATTGATGTAGGATGCAGATGTGAAGTCATACAACTCATTTAGACGCAATTGGTATCTTAGGTCAAACATATTGATAGTTGCCTGAGAATCTGTCAATGGAAAAATACGTGTGATACCAAGGATGTTAACGTTGTTGCCATCTTGGTCTGTAGCTTGTGAAGCATCCAAATACTGATGAGAAATATCAGTTTCTGTAATGTAATGAATCCAATAGAATTTTTGAGCACCATCGAAATGGTAATCTTGCCAGTATTGTATTGCATCATCAATACGGTCGGATACTTGGTCTTCATCCACGTTGATGTCAATGACTGGCGCTCCTAACCTACGTAAACAGTAGTTTGTGAAATCTTGTCTAGTTAAAATGGGTGCTGAGGCCATGCAAAAATCTCCTAATTTGGCCTATTTATTCAACAAAAGATTATAGACTTTCTATATTAAACGTTAGAAATTTACGGTAACTTTTGAACCAAACAATACGTTCATACTGATAGTTGGTTTTTAATTGCGGTTTCTAATTTTGATTGTGTTCCATCTGGCATAGTATTTTCTTTTTATGTTGCAAAAAGTTACATTATGCAACTTTAAAATTCAATCAGAGGACGGGTATAAAAGATAAATTAACATCAAAAATACCTTTGTTTTTAGCTTCATTTGTATTGATTTCATCTACAACGTCAAAACCCAATGTCAAACGAAAACCATCATAATTTTCATGAATTTTTACTTCATGATGTTTTAAGCTTGGCCCTACATAAATATTACCAATTTCATTTTTTATTTCAAAATCATCAAAAACTGTTGAAGTATTTTTGGGATCAATTGAAACATATCCATGAAACCAAGATCCTTTATGAATGTGTCTTTTTAAAACTTGATGAGGATTATGATAGTTTAACCAACATTTCATCCATAGCGGCCTATCATCATTTGCAATAGTTCTAATTATTTCACACAATTGTTTGTAAAGTTGAAAAAATAAATTAGATCCAACAGTCAAAGAAAAAATATTGTAATAAGCATAACTTTTTGTTGAATCAATGTTGTTATAACTTACATGAGTATCAAATCTTTTGTGTGCGTCTAAACAATCTAAAATAAAATTTTTTTGATTATTTACAATTAAAGATGAGTTACAAAGAAAATAACCATTTTCTTTTATTTGTTTGATTACAACAATGTTTTTCATGATGATTTAAATATTCTTTTTTTCATCAAAGTCATATATCCGTTAGCCATTTTGTACAAAGATTTCAAATTCATTTTTGGTGTAGTATGTTTTACATTTAAGCAAGCACGAGTAAGTTGTTCTATGTCTTTTGTTAAAACTCCTTGTTTTAAAATAACCGTATCATCGCAATCAAATTTAACCATGAATAATGGTTGACCTCTTTTTAACTTTACAACTGTTTCAGTTAAATAAGTTTCTGTTGTATAAACAATTGGTCTACACCATTTTGTAATGTCAAATTGACCTGGAACTAATTTTATGGGGTTTGGATCATCATACAAAGGAATTGGCTGTGTGATTAGTTTTACTGGTTTTTTACTATTTGTAATAAACAAATATCTTGGCATCAAATGAAAAAGATGAGACCCATTGGGTTGCATCCTTACTTTAATATTATTGTCGTAAAAAGTTTGACCGAAGTTATTAATAGTAGAAATATCATTTTTTAAAGTAATTTCAAGATCGTAAGGACTTTTAATGATGTATGAATTTTTCAAATAATCAATAAAAGCAGGACATTTTAAATATTGTTGACCTTCTTTTGCTTCTAAAAAATATTTAATAGCAGATTGTGGTTCAATATAAACAATGTTTAACTCTGGCATATCGTCAAAGTTAGGTTTAATTGTAATTGGCATCCATTGTATTTCTATCATTTTTAAGGCCAAGGATAAGTTGTTGTTTTCCAAACATTGTTGATATCACGATTTTCAGTGAATACACCATTAACTTTTTTAGGAAGCACGGGCAACAAAACATCTATTGGATCTTCTGTTTTAACAGTTGAATTAACAACTTCTTTGTATGTGTTCCAAACATTAATTTGAGATTGATCTGATATTTGTGAAATCATATGATCTGCATTATCAATCAAAATTTTTAATTTCAAATCTAAAATACGATTAATATAATTCATTTCTGCTGTTTTTTCTTCTTCAGTCATATCAATAGCAGTGAAAATTTCAGTCCATGAAACACCATCAGGTGCTAAACCATATGTTTTTTGCTGTTTTTGATATATGCCAAATTCAATATCAGGTTTATCTTTATGAATAAACGGTTGAAAATTGAACGGAATTTGTCCGTGAACATCTAATATGTTTTCTTCAAGATAAGGATGACCGATTGGTTGTCCATTTTCAATTTGAATATAAAAAGCCATTTTGATTTCCTATATCAACTTACACATGTAGATGGGAATCGCCTAGTGTTACCAGGATACACTATCCTTACACCACCAATTCCACCGTATCTACAATTTCCAGATGCAGGTGTTGACCCACCGTAATTTCCACCGTACATAGCAAAAGCAATATTTGATCCGCTACCGCCACCAGACCCTCCGCCTCCGCCATTGTTTGTACCACAAGCACCTTTTGCTCCATTGGCTCCTTGGCCGTGTAAACCTACACCACCTCCTGCACCGCCGCAATATCCAAAAGTTGAGCAACAATAACAAACATAAGTTGAATTGCCGCCTCCGCCGCCACCACCAGATCCGCACTGAGCACCTCCACCTGCGCTTTGTGCTCCTTTTCCGCCAGAACCAGTATATCCTCCTGCACCCATTCCACCATTCCAACCATAGCTATTGCCGTAAGCACCTTTACCGCCGCCGCAAGCACATGAATAATTTGAACCTTGGCAATATATATTATTTCCAGAGGCAACTGCATAATTAGTTCCACCAACAACTACATAACTACTTGACGCAAATTGAGAGTTGCAATAACGTCCACCTGAACCCGCATAAACTGTTACCGTTGACCCAGGCGTAACTGCAATATTGTTTGAATACGCAAGCGCTCCTGCAGGCCCATAACGTCCTCCTGATCCACCGCCTACTGTAACAACGGAAATTGAAGTAACACCTGCAGGAACCGTCCAGTTATAAGTTCGTGTTGAACCACGCGCTCCGCAGAAAGTGGCACATCCACGAACAGCTTGTGTGGTTGCACTAGCATTACCACTATAAGATCCATAACCTAATGAGTTTTGTGCTCTCACATGGAATGTGTAACTTGTTGATGAAGATAAACCGGTCACACTAATTGGACTACTTGAGCCTGTTGCTGTTTTTGTTCCAGTTGAAGTACAAACAACTTGATAACCAGTAATAGATAAGTGTCCTGTACAACTTGGTGCTGTAAAGGAAACAGAAATTGCAGAACAACTTGTAGCTGTAGCGGAACCAATTGTTGGGGCACCAGGAACACTTGTATTACTTTTACCGTGGCCTGTATTCATACAGATAGCACCAGATGATTGGCCAAATAGTGTGCGAACGGCCGAGCAATTCAATGATATTTGTGCAGTTGCTGAATATCCTAATTCGGTGTCTATATTACTAAACGATATTGCGCCTGATGCAGGTAATGTCATTTATTTTCCTTTAATCTTTCGACTTCTTCACTTAATTCTTTGATAGCTTCCACTAGTAATGGAATCAATTTATCATATCTTACTGTTAAATATTTATCATCAATTGGTGCAGGAACCACAATTTCAGGTAATATTGCTTGAACTTCTTGTGCAGACACACCAACTTCTCTAATTGATTCATATCCTAATGCTTGTGCAGTTTCGTTAGCTTCATAATAGAAACCATTGAGACTTTTAACTTTAGACAATGCATTTTGAATTGCACCCAATTTAGTTTTTAACCTATCATCGGAGTAGTAAGCAGTAATGTTATTGGTTGCACGAATCTCACCAGCAGTTCCAGAAGCTGCGGTGCCAACTCCAAGCGAGTTAAACTGTACACTAGAAGAAGTAGCAACTGCTTGACCAATACTGAATGTAACTGCTCCTGTTGCACCGGACACAGAAACACCTGTACCTGCAACAGCGGAAGTAACTGCACCACTAGATGTTAGATAACCAGAAGGATTAGTTGAGTTGTATGGAGTGTATCCTAATCCTGTTGTAATTTGACTAGATGTTAATGAACCTGTGTATGTGCCAGTTAAGTATGTTGCTGAGTTGGCAGAACCAGTGGT